TATGGCGACGATGCCACTAAAACCCGCGGCGATCTGCATTAGCCAACAACCTCAATAGTGGCTGACCCGTCCTGGACAACAGGCTTGTTTGTGTGAGTAATCCAACTCCCAGTCTTCAGTCTCGACCCGTTGTACAAATTAACGGTCGTGACCGTTCTCGCCGTACGCACCTTCGTGAGATCAAGTGTTCCGCCGCGAACATTGATTGTCGTCACCGTTCCCGTAGAGTTCAGGAACGCAGACCCCCATACATTCAACTCTGTGATCGCACCGGTCCCGTCCGTTGTCAACGTGGCCCCAGAGGCCACATTCACGGTGGCCGCGCCGCAGGAAAGGACACAGTTTCCACCACCCTGATTGAGCGTCGTTAGCGTGACCCCAGATCCAATAAGAACATCCGAGTCGTTCTTTTGGTTGCTGACGTACCCGATATTGACCGTCTCTACCGACGCCGTGTCGCCAGGAAGACCCGCCAAAGCGACCTTTCCGCGATTCACATCCAAGCCCAGCAGATCCGACCCCTTGATGTAAACCGAGTGTTGGCGATTTCCGCTCGGGCTTCCGTACGACTCAATATACGGCTTGATGTTTGACGCACCAACATCAAACATTGCCAGTTGCGCGGATCCTCTGTACTCAAGAGATCCAGACGGAACACTCAAGTAGTGCGGAGACCCGCTCTCGAACCGACCGAACTGAGATGAACACCCAACGGAAACAGACAGGCTCCCGAGTGTAACCGCACTCTGATCGAGACCATACTGCACCCCGACAGACCCAGCGCCAAAAATAACATCATTGCTGTTTGTCGGAACACTGTCGCTCGACCAGTTTCTGGCGGTCCCATAATCTGTGTTCCCGACGCTCTCGGTTGAGACGGAAACACCGTTCCACGTACCTGTTCCGCCAGTGGAGAACGTTAATGGCACACCAGACACCTTGGCCGTCAGGATTACCTGCCCAGCGTTTTGAGTCGCCACGAACTTCCCGATGATTGGGCTGGACGAGGCGTTCCACAACGCAATGAATTCAGCAGCCGCCAACGTCACTGTGGTTTCCGGTGGATTCGCACAGGTGTACGTGATCGTCGCGGATCTTCCGTCATCATCGGTTGCAGTCACCGAGTAAGTCGCAGCGTCCGTGTTGGTGATTGTCCCAACCCAAACCTGCTTGACCTCGGTGTTAGACGGATGTCTCCAATACACACTCATCTCAGCCTCTGGTTCTGTTAAATAGGAATTTCCGGGTAAGGGAACTCATAGAAGTATGACCAGCGAACAGGAAACTTAAGGTTCTTGTGCTTTCCGAGTTCCATTGGCCACAACTCCGTAATCCGCCTCATCTCGTTTTGTTCGTACTGCGTGTTGTACCAAGGACCATCCGGCGATGGCCTCGTTGTCAATCCAATCGCCATCCCGCTCTGAACGATCTTTTGAGTTGTATGCAACTGAGGAATCTGCTGTTGCGGGTAGCCAATCAGGCTTGGCATCATGATTTGTCTTGGGCCACAGTTTCCCGTGACTGAAACCGACGACTGGTACAAGTATAAATCCCATTCGGGATATAGCGTTTCCGCCGTTACAACGATCCGATATGACCGCTTGTTGACGTATTCCGTCCCAGACCCCCAAACACCAGGGTTTCCAGGAAGCCACTCAAGACTCTGTACCCGCACGCCGTTGATCGTGTTGCTCGACACGATGGAGTGTGCCGTCCCTCCGAACGTAAGATCCTGATCGTTCTGCCCGTACGCAGCATCTAAGTCGCTTATTTTTGACGACAGGCTCGCTGCCGTGTCAGAGATCAAAACGCCGTTTATCACCCACCTCTCGACAACCTTCTCTCTGGCACCAGTCGGGCCAAACACCGCTTTTTTGTGGATATCAAGCCACACCTCGTTGTCGTCATGAGCGTACCCACCGTAAGACAACTGCATTAGCCACCTCCCAGGATGTTCAAGTGGTAAAGAGAGCGTGACATCGAGTCGTCGAGGTGCGCCTTGACAATCTCCTGTGTCTCAAACATTTGCTGCTGAACCACCGACGAGATCCCTTCCTGCCAATCATCGGGGAGTTTCAATTCCGTCGATTGATGTTTTCTCGTGGGCGGCGACCCACCTGGGTCCACCGACGACTCGTCAATCAGTCGGACAAGATCGTCTTCCGTCCGTTTTTCGCTTTGCGGCTGAAACTGGCTGCTTTCCTCGCTGAAGTCCGGCTCCCAAATGTCGAAGTTCTCTTGGTCAAATCGCCCGCTCGGTTCGTTGTCATCCAGCCCAAGTGCGTCCTGCGATTCTGCCTGGTCGTTCTCTCGTGAATTCTCGACGGGATCCTCTATCGGAGGTTCTTTGAAGCCGTCGCTACTCAAATCATCATCACCACCCGGTTCGTACTCGTAAGGGCCTTCGTCTTTGTCCTCAGCCTGTTCCGTGCCGGGATCTTCCGGCATCTCGTCTTGGTCGTCGCTCCGGTCATGATCCTCCACCAGATCGTCTTCCTCTGCAGGCGAGTCAAGTTCCACTCCCCCGCCAGCGTCCTCTACGGGATCAACTTGGTTGTCGTCTTCCTCCTGCTGATCTGGCAGGACGTCAGCGTCACTGGATGGCGGAACTGGACTTGGGTCGGAGGTATTCATCTCTGACCACATCGCCTTGGCGTTTTCGACGAGTTTATTTACGTCCATTCATCATCCTCGCCTTCTGATTTGTTTTCTCAGCGTCTTTAATCGCTTTTTCAATGATGAACGCATTTCTTCGCACGATATGGTCGTCAGGAAACTCGCCAACCGCCTTCCATTCGCGGTGCGCCTTCCACGCCAACCGATTTTTATCGCTCAGCGCCTTTTGGTTTTCCGGCGTTCCCTTTGGACACCCCTCGTTCGTTTGACAAACTGTCAGCACGTTAATCGGTCGCTTCAGCGGCTTGTCGCCAACTCTCGCGACCTTCCCTGTCTCTTCGTCGTACCACCACTTCCGGCAATCGTCGCAACTCCTGTTTGCAACTCGCGGGTACGTCAGCTCCAGCAAAACCCCGTCATAAAGATTCCTGGCGTCTCTCTGCTCCCAGTCCTGAGACCAGTCGCCACCACACTCTGGTCTCGCAACTCCAAGGCACACAAAAAAAAGGGCCTCAACAATGTCGGACGGAAGCGACTCTATCGACCTGTCTGACCACCACACATGCCTGCGAATGAAGTCAACAACAAGTCGGTTTTTTGCATGAAACGCAAGCATCTCAAGGACGATCGATCTCTCTTCCGCGAGAGCAGGGCGATAACTGAAGTGAAAGCCACTGACACTTCCGTGCAGCGTGTATCCATCACAAATCATGGCGTATGGGTCCACTGGATTGTCGGCGTCACAGTCGAACCAGATGTTGAATCGTAGCAACGATATGTTGCTGGCAGGCGGATCTGCCCTTTCCCGATGATCGACGGCGGTCTGGCGATCGACTTCATGTTTGTAATCGCGATCGACTCAGACTGACTTCCACGAGTAAAGCCAAGCGTCCCGGAAACGCCGCTTGCATCACCAAGCGGTGTCGTCAGAAAGCCCGTGTAACCAGAGCCATACGGGATGCTTGTCGACAACTCTACATTCCGGTTCGTCCAACAGATTTGCGTGGCCTGTCGCGAATTGTTCCACTGCACCTCTGGGTGCGGGTCGATCATCAGCGAGAATCTGTCGAAAGCAACTGCGCTTCCGCCGATCGTCAGTGACCCCTCGTGGAACGCATAAACAATATCGGTATCCATTGCTGTGGGCGATCCGAACGACGAACCTTCGGCAATTGCTGTCGCGTATATGTCCATCGCCAACTGAATCGGTGCCGCTCCACGTTGACCAGACAACACGGCCTGACCCATTACGCAGTTCGAGAATGTGTGGATCTTTGATATTTTGTCGACCACAGTCGTGAACGTCGTTAGTGTGTCACCTAAACCGTACACGCCACCGCTTAGCGAGAACCCGAACAGCGGCAACAAGGTTGTGAGCTGAGTGGGCGACGGATTCATGGTGACGCGAAGTTTGTTGATCTGACGACCAATCGTCACCCGCTCCTTCGGGTGGTTGAGCCTTCCGCGAATTGCGAGATCTCCGTTGTCCACGAGTTCCGTGTACGACAGATCCTCAACCTTGATAAACGGCATCTGCACGCCGTTGATAGACAGCCGTGACGCATATCCCTGAACGCAAGCCATGTGCTAGTTCCCCTTCAGTGCATCAGCGACGGTGTCGTAGCACTCGTTCGCTAAAAAATGAAACTGCCTTCCGTCAGCGACTGTGACGGAATAGATCTTCTTTCCATCAAAGATGGCGAGGTTTACATACTGACCTAAGTCTCGATACCCCGCGTCTCCCTGCTGAACACTGTCACCACAATTGACGCAACCACTTTCCCCGGTGATCTCAGCCATAATTTCTCATCCAACGTGCTCGGAACCTCAGCAAACGAGTAAGCGCACGTCGAGCTTACATCGATGTCTGTGTAGGAGTGACAATTGAAAGCACGAACAATCTGCTGCTCCCACTTCATGTATGTTCGCAGGTTCGAGTCCCTGTCTGTTGCGTCGTTGTCCACGATCTCGATTGCGACCGGGTATATCACCCAGTCCATCTGAACCTCGCCCATGTTATTCGGAAGTGAAACTCTACGCGGCGGGGTGATTACGATGCCCGGTGTGGATATCTGAGGCAGCGTTGCCTTTTCGTCCGACCGCGTACTCATTCCGACCTTGCGGATCACTATGTTTTCCGGCTTTACGGCCCCACAAGTATCCTTCCCCTGCGGCGAGAACGACATCTCTTGCAGCGTGTTTTTGATCGACTCCATTAGCTGCCACTGAACAGCATCTGTCATCTGCTACCCCTCAGTGCTAGAGATTGTCCACCACTGCTGCGTAACAATCGGCAATTGCCGCTTATCCATGGTCCGCTTGTCGCTCTCCTTGGCGAGAATCAGCGCACGCAATGCTGCCTCTTCCCTCTTCTCGGCCTTGTCGTAGTTCATCAGCGATGCGTACTTGGCCTCCGACAACCGGAGAAACGCCGTGAACATTGCCCCATCCTCAATATCGATCGGATCGCTAATCGTGTAGCTGACCCCGGAGAAAGCCTGTGGGGCAGCATCAGCAAGAGTCACTGACGTTCCGCTTGTGTACGAAGAGATCGTTGTTTGGAACACATACGGGTTATCGACATGATTTCCGGCAACAACCGATCCGTATGGTCCTGTCGGCTCGTCCGCAGAATTGACGGAAAATCGAATAACGCATCCAGCGCAGTTCGACGGAAACGACGTCCCAGACCCAGTTACAGCCGTCCCCCCGTCGGACACAGAGACCGTTCCGGTCGAGTATTTCCACGGGACGCCAAACGCCCTGGGCTTGGCGTCGTACATCAGATCGTAGCCTCTGGCTGAACTCGGCGGAGCTGAGAAAATGACAGAGAGCCGATCGACAACCTCGCCAGTGTTTCGGATCGCGTAATACAGTGGGACTCCAGGAGACCATAATGCCGCGTTCTGAAGCATCTGTTCCGTCGAGTCTTCTACCGGCTCGATGAGTCGCCGCTGCGTGATGTCGTACATCGCAATCATGCGGCGAAAGTTTTCCGGAAGAATATACTCGCTTTTATACAGCGTGTACGCAGTCCCTGATGCGACATCGGCTCCTGGGTTCGAGAGTTCCGGCAAAACGATGGCCGTAGAACTTGTTCTTGACTCGATATCGTAATGGGCGTTCCCAATGATCAGCCGGTATTTCTCGACTCCGGACGGAAGCGTTGATCCGGTCAGGGCCACCGTGCGAGTCGAGTGCGTGTACGAAATCGTTCCAGTGCTCTGGGACGGCACCGTGTTGAGAACTTCCCTGCGACGGTAGTAGGTCCAATAAGCCTGAAGCGGCAATTCTCGGTACGCTTCTTCAACGGCACGACGCATGTTCCGCTCGTTCCGTGCGGACAGGTCGTGGTCAAAGGCGTCTGCGAGGTACTCAATCGCGTCTTGGTATGTGCGAGCAGGCAACTTTTTGACCTGATCGCCCGTCGTGTTCTGGTGCCAGCAGTATACCACGGAGATTTATGATTTGACAACACGTCTTTCGCCGGTAGAATGTATCCGTCTCCATTTTATGGAGACACCCCCGGCTAGGCTCGCTACCGAACGGGAAGCCCATCACTTCTCACGCCGGGGTTTTATTTTTCTGATGCCCATAGATGAGGGAAGTCGTTATGAACTATGTATTTGGGTACGGTCGTGTCTCGACAAAAGCGCAGGTAAAGTTGTCCCCACGGGACGACGACAGTCTTGACGTGCAGGAGCGGCTTTGCAAAGAGTGGTTCGAAAGGGAAGTCCAGCACGGTCGGCTCGCTGGAATGAAGTACCACACCTTCTACTCAGACCCGGACGTCTCGGCGTCAAAGAGACTGTTCGAGAGACCCAGCGGGAAGTTGCTGCTATCGCACGTCCGGGCGAATGACTGGATTATCGCCTCGTCCCTTGATCGCCTGTTTCGCGACACCGTTGATGGGCTGGAGTCTTGCGACTACTTCACCAGGATTGGCGCAAAGCTCTACACGCTTGACTTCGGCGCACACAACGTGTCATCGCCGCAAGGCCGCCTGATATTCTCCATGATCACAGCAAATGCTGAGTACCAGCGCCGCGAGACAGCGCGGAAAACACACGTCTTCCTTAAGGACAGGTCTGATCGAGACCTTCCTTACGGAAACACGAGGCCAATTGGCTGGCAGAAAGTGAAACGCATCGAGTGTGGCCGGATGGTGACTACACTGAAGCCGTTCGAAGAGGAGCGTGAAGTTGGACGAATGGTCTGTCTTTGGGCGGATGGCGGCATGTCACAAAAACAGATCGTTCTAAAGCTAATGCGAGAGGGGTTCCGTCGATTCACCAAGAAGAAGGGACACTGGTTCTGGCGGGATTTGATCCGGCTAATGTACGCGACACGAGCCGGATTTCCTCAGCAGGCTATTGGTGAGCACGGTTCTTACTGGAGGGTAAAAGAGCGTTTCTTGGACGCAAACTCCCCTGCTCATGAATTACGCGCTCGGTGGCAGAAGAAACGCGACGACGCGCTTCAAGCTCAGTCTTTGCTGGACCTCTCTCAGCAGCAACATGAGCAAGCTCCTGCTTAACAAGCCGATTCTTGATATCTTCGGCGAGCACGACTGGCGGGGGAGGCGGAGTCTCTCTCGCCTTGTGCTTTACCAATCCGTCCACGCTAAGATTTTTCCTTTTCGCCACTTCCTTGACATCATCCACGGATGACACCCATGCCATCGGGTCGTCATATCGCCCAAGCTGACCCATATAATACTTTCCGTGCGTGTTGATACCGGCCTTCTTGGCGATGTCAACAACACGCTCTCTGCAAACGACGTGATCATCGTTCATCGCACGCCGCTGGCCCTCATTGAAAGTCCGGTCGGACCCGCCCATCACAGGTGCAGACCGGGAAGCGAGCATCAACGCGAGTCGCGGTGATTCACCACGCTCGATACAATCCCGGTAGATCTTCTGCTTGTGTTCCGGTAGGTCGGCAACTTCCATGTCGATAAGCGTCACGTCGAACTCCTGCTTTTGGGTTTCGTCTTAGGTTTTTGCTTTGCGATCTTTTCCTTCAGATTCTGTTGCTGCTGCGCAATTGCGGCCTTGCTGGCGTTCATAAGCGCGCTCTGCTTGATCTGTTGTTGCTTCAACAATGCGTCTTGCTCAAACTTCGCCTGATTGATCTGCATCTGCTGAATCGCTTGCGCTCTTTGCAGTTCCGCAGCCTGCTCGGCCTGCTGTTGCTTGAGCGCCATCTCCTGCTGTGTCTGCTCGATCTTGAGTTGCATCTCACGCTCTCGCTGTTGCTGCTCAGCCTCTTTCGCGGCCTGCTGCATCTGCATCTGCGCCTCTTGTTGAGCCAGGATGTCTTCTTGTCCAGGCTGCTGCGGCGCAGACTTCAGCGTGTACTTGTCAGGCTCCAGGTCCAACGCGATCGCCATGTCGGAGATGTAAGCGTTGAATGGATCAACCTGCCCGCCGAGTGCGTACGCCTGCAATGTCGGCATGATCACCTGCCCAAGCTGATTCAACTGGTCAATCCGATTGTTCTTGTTAGGCTTCCGTGCTGACCCTTCCTCGATGCGATAGTCAAACTGCATGACCGTTGCTTCCACGGGCTGCATCAAAACCTTCTGCTCGAACGCATTTGCTCCGATTTCACCGAGGAACGGTGCGAAGTCGTCGCGATCCATGCAGAACGTGGCACACTCCATCTCTTTCAGTGCGACCTCTGACGCCCAGTCTTCAACCTTACTGGCCATCTCGTCTGGTCGCACAGTCGTGTTGTTCTGCTTGACGCTCGCCTCTTCAGCCGACCTCATTTGTCTCGTAGAAAGTCCGTACATCAACTCGGTAAGACCAACACGCTTATCGAAGATTTCCATAACTTCCGTGAGCATCTGCCAGATATCACGGCTGAAGTCTGGAGCCTGCAGAAACTGGACAATCTTACTGATCGAGTCAGCCCCCATCGCTCCGGTGGCAGACACTTCCAGCATCTTGAATGGGCCGTTCTGACCAACCAACTGCTGTTTGATCTCTTCTGAGGCCGACTTCAGCATGGCGACGTACGTCGTGCAACTCGAAGCCACCTTGTCGGCGAGGTAAGACATGCACCAGTTGATGAATCGAAGCTCCCCGATCGCTGGCTTGATGAGCGACACGGGCCATGCGTGATCTGGGGTCGTGAAAAACGCCAGTTCAGCCACAGGCCAGCCACCGGACGAGTAAGGTTCCGACCAGTATGGAGTGCTCCATTGGGTTCGGCTCAGCAATTCCTGCTGATCGCCCTCAAGGATATTCGACGGAATGTTGAGTGGGAACGGAACATTCTGTGCGATCGCAAGGTAACAATACTCGCCGAACTGACCGAGGTCGATCTCCGACTTCAGTGAACTCCCGGCGTAAGACCGCAGCCGCTGCCCGATGCCGTTCTTGGAATAAATCTCCCAGTATTCAATCAGGTCGTAACTGGATGAGTCTCGCTTGTTCTTTCCGGCCTCAGCCTGCCCTATCCGCGTATTCTGCGCCTGAGTTGACTGCAGGTTCCCTCGGAGCGTCTTGTCCGGAAGGCCGAACTTACGCTCCACTAAGTTGACTGCCTCTGTCCGCTTGATCGCAATCCACTGGCGATCCTTGCGATACTTCGCGTCCGGATCTTGCAGAAAGTCGTCACACGAGATGTACGAGGAGACCGGAAACTTGACCTTCCCGTGCGACGGCTGGAATATCTTCGTCTCCATCAGCCCGAGACCCTTGATCACAGCCTCGTCGATTGCCTGTCGGCTTTCGAACTTCTTGTTTGACGTCTGCTGGATGCGATTCAGGAAGTACTGCTTCAGCTTTGCTCGAACAACGTCATCAGCTCGGTCAACCTGCTGCATCTCCATGATCGTCTGGGCGTACGCATCCGCTGCCCTGTCGCCACCACCAACCGGAATCCCGAGTTCTTCCGGAGTCAGGATCGGAGGCGTGAACGGAGTGACTGTAATGTTCGGGTTGCGGTGGTATAAAGCCGGTCCAATCAATGCGACGGCCTCGAACACTCTGTTCATTGTGAACCTGAATGTCGGAAGTCCTGTCGCGCCGTATCCCTCCTGCGAGAGAAACCCCTGGTTTGACGCAGCGTAATCCTGGTTCCACATGAAGTTGTGGGCGGAATCAAAGAAGTTCATTGCCTCGCGAGCGTATTGCCCGAAAAGCTGCTTCTTCACTTCCTCTGCGTGCTTCAGCAGACTGAGCCACTCACCAACCAACCCCTTCATCGGATGGTTGCCCTTGAGTCTCAGGCTCATTCCGTCGAAACTCGACGTGTCCTGCTCGGCCATTCTCGATCTCCGCTACTTTGTTTTTTTATTGCTTGCTTCGAATGGGGCTTGTTCGGCAGAATTCAGAGTCTTCTGAATCTGGGCCAACGCATCCTTGAGTTCCGCTACCGTCTTTCTTGTCTCTTCGTCGTTCACCTTTAGCGTCTCGATCGCCAGATGCTGGGCGGTGAATTCCCACGCACCCTCCGATCGCATCTCGTCGTTCTCCTTCAGTCGAGGATCGTTGATGTGTCGCACGCCGTACTTCGACTCACCTCTCGCCAGCCGCAAGTTGACAGAACGTCCAGTCGGGGAAATCCCAATTACGTCGCCAACCTCGGCACGACCCGTCTCACGAACTCCGCCCGGCCAATAAACAACGGTTTCTCCCAGTGAAACCGACGGCATATCAAAAGGTTCTCGCATCTACTTCGCTCCAGTTGGTCCAAGTGTGATACACGGTGGCCCGCCTTGAGCCAGCCTGTTGCGGCGACGTGCCGCTGTTTCTGCAATCATCTGTTCGGCCCAAGTCATGTTCACGACACTCTTCTTGGGCGCGACGTACCGGCATCCATGTGCCGCTGCATATTCAGTTGATTCCACGCTGTGCGTGTTAAATCGCCTGTTTCCCTCATCAACAACAACTTTGACCCCACCTTGTTCTTGGAATTTCTTCAAGAACCCTTCCATCTCGCGACAGAAGTTCGGGCACGTGTCGATATTGACAATTAACTTTGTAGTTCCGTCCGGCCTGATCGACAGCCAGTTTCTCAGTGACTCTTCGCGACCTGGGATATTGTCTGATCCAGACAAGAACCCAATCCCCGTCTCGACACTACGGACACCGTTGTTGTCCAGCGCGATCGAGTATTGTTCCCTCGGCGTGACACCGGACCCGATCTCTCGCAATGCACCGCCGTGAGCATCGATAATGAACGCTTGGAACTGATCGTCTTTCGCGTACCTCTTGACCCACTCGCCGAACAGAGCGGCTGTCGCCTGCTTGATGTAGACCTCCTGGTAGAGATAGACGAAGTCTCCGAGTTCTGGCGGTGGAACGGCGAAAAAGTTCGCAGCACAGACTGCGTGGCCAGGGTCGACGGAAAGATATCGGCACCACTCCGCTGGAGGCTGACCCATCCTCTCCTTCAGAATCTTCGCGACTGCATGGTCGTAAACACGAAAACTGTGGATACTCCTGGAGAACGTCGGGTAAACACGGACAGAGTCCGTCGTAAGCTCACCCAACGCCCGCTGACGGAACACGTCCTCGCCCATCTCACGCCAGATCCGCTCGTTTTCCTTGACGGACTTCCGCGAGAGGAATGGGTTGTCGTACATCGTCGCCGTGAGCAACTTGGAGATTTGGTCTGGCTGACCTTCCTGCTCCTTCGCTCTGCGAACCAGCGAGATAAGTTCCGTGTTTCTTCCGTGTGGCATAGCGGTCCACCGCAGAAGACCGCCCACCTTCTGCGTACGCGACGTTGCTTCCGTGTACCAGCCGGGTCGATCGATATCCTCATCGATGTGATACAGGTTGACATCAAACCCCTGGTACTGCTCGGGATCGCCAGCACTGTTTGCCGCGTAGATCACCCAGCCAGTGTCCAACTCGACCTTCGCGAAGATGTGGTGCGACCGCTTCAGCCAAGCGATCTTGCCCTTGATTCGGTGCTTCGGGATCAGCGGTGGTGCTGGCTCCGATTCGCTCTCGCGGCCCTCGTCGCCAAATCGACAGCTACCCTTCGGCCAGTCCTCATCCTTCGGCCAGGGGCGAAACACCCGATACTCTTTTGTGTTCAGATCCTTGATAATCGAGAATACGCCAGGACGGAAAAGATTCCTGTGAATCACACGACCAATGTGACCCTCGCCCCAGCCGACACACAGAATGACACCGTCCTTCTTAGGGTACTTGTCTTGTGGGTCGCAACCCAGCGCGGCACGAGCATCCTCCACGAAACCAGCGATTGATCCGCCAGCTCTCGTCGCCTTAA